TTCGTCGTAGCCGCTGGATTCAAGGGTAGGCTTTGCGCCCAGCACCGGGGCAACCTGTGCCTGTGCTGGGGCTGAAACCTTAGCCTCAAGCTCACGAATGCGGCGATCTTTCTCGCGGTTCTGCTTGCGCAGGTCGCGGACCCATTCGGGAGCACGGGCAACTTCCTCGTCTTCAGCGGGCGGCGTTTCCTCGCCAATGGTGATAACCACCTCGTCATCGGCGGCGGACTCTTCCTCGCCTGCGGTGTCAGTGGCCTCGCCATCTACCTCTTCACCTGCGCCCTCGTCATCCAGTACGCCGGTATCTGCCCCACCCTCATCGGAGCCATGCTCGTCAGCGGGTGAATACAGTTTGTGCAGCTTCAGGAGGCTTTGGATTCGCAGGTTCATGTGTTCCTTTATCTCCCCGGAATATGGCCCAGGGGTTGCCGATGGGGGAGATTATGGTGCAAATTATTTGAATATACAAATCATTCAAGTACAGGCGGATTGAATGCTGCGGCTTGCTGGCTCTGTGCATTCATCAAGTCCATGAGCACCTGCACGTTCTCGATGTGCTCTTGACGCATCACGGCCATTGCGTCGGCCATGGTCTTGTCGGTCTGGGCGTCCTTGAGCTTCGCTGCGGCAATGGTGTCGATGGTCTTGGCATGGCCCAGGGCAGCGTCGGAGTCGGCCTGCCTGGCGGCAGCGGCCAGATACTCGGCCTGCGGGTCTGGCGCCTGGTTCTGCGCGGCCTGCTGCAGTTCTGCCTGCTCTTCCTCGGTCGGCTTGGTGACGCCCATCTTGACCAACTTGGCCCGGCAGAAGTCGCGCAGGTCTTGCAGGCCCTCGCCTTCCATGTTCATGATGGCCGCAGAGGTGATCACCTGCAGCAATTCGGGGTCTTGGGTGATGCTGGCCATGCCGGTCAGGGCTTTGACGGTGGCGGCGCGCTTGCTGGCGCTGCTCGGGCCCACATCCACCCACACATCAAACTTGGCGTCGTCTAGGTCGTTGGCGGTGATCTGCTCGCCGGTCTCCGGGTCCACCTGGGGCTGGCGCATGGTCACAGTGTCCATTTCACCATCAGCGGCCAGGGACTTCATCTGGCGCTCGTCCTCCACAATCACCTCCTTGGCCATGGACAGCCAGACCTCGCCGCAGCGCTTCATGGTCTTGGCGAAGTTGCTCATGTAGATGAATGTCTGCATGTCCAACCGGGTCTGGATCAACTCGATGGCCTTGCCGCTGATGTTGGGCTGAATCTCTTCGCCGGCCTGCTGGTTGCCCAGAAGATCATCCAGGGCTTGCGATGCGATCTGCACCAGAGCAGCCATGGCGGGCGGGATGTTCGGGGCCTTGGTGTACGCGGTGGGCGTACTGCTGCCCGGGATGGGGTTGCCGTCCGCATCGCGCAGGGGGTTCAGGAACAGGTACGGGTAGCGTTCCACGTTGTCCTGAGCCCACATGGTGGCGTGCCCCAGCATCTGCTCGGGGGAAACAATGGGCTTCTCAGTATCAAACCGGGCCGCAATCTCGGTCAGCCAGGACAGCAGCGAGTTCATCAACCGCTGGGCGTCCTTTGCCAGGCGCACATGGCCCATACAGCGCTCGATGTTGTCCACGTACCAGCGCTTGGCGTAGAACGGCACCACAGGGATGCACTTGCCAGGGATGAATCCGCAGTCTTCCTCTACCCCATTGCCGGACAGCAGGTATTTGTGCACCTTGGTCGTCTTGATGCGCTTCTGGCGAACCTCGCGGTAGCCGGTGGCCTGCAGTTCGTCCGCTTTGTCGGGGTCTTCCTTTAGTTCGGAGTCCTTGACCTTGATTTCCTGATCGTCAAGGCCCCGGTAAACATGCACCAGCTCGCTCGCCTCCTCCACCCGGTAATACTCGGCCACGTAGACCACATCCGGCGTTGACCAGTCAAACTGGCGTTGATGCACCGACTTGGGCCAGGTCGTGGGCGAATGGCCGAACTGATCCTCGAAGGCGTCATGCGACATGGAGGTGAGCACATAGCAGCGCTGTGCGTCAGACTTGTCCTGCCGCTTGGCGTCCAGGTTGAAGTACACGCTGGAGTCGGCATCGAAGATGGGCTCCATGCGGATGCGCTGCTGGTCGTTGTCGTCGTCCTCGTCGTCTTCGTACTCAGCACGCAGACGGATAGCCCCGAATCCACCGCCCACGCCTTCCTCGAATGCGTTGTCGTAGGCCTCCTGGGCTCCTGAGTCCTGCTCGTCGGCCCGGTATAGCCCGTTGCAGGTGTCGGCCAGTTCCGAATTGCTGGATCCATCCTTGGGCGTGAAGTCCACCGTGATCCGGTTATTTCGGTACTCGTTGATGATCCGGATGACCGCCAAGTGGGTCTTGTTGAACTCCAGCCGGGGTTTGTTCTCGAACTGCTCACCGAGCGGCCCCTCCCACTGAGCCCCAGCCACGGAGTAGAAGCGCCGGTCTTGCAGGCACTGCAGCCGCTCATCGCGCAGGGCGGACTGGATCTTGTCGAACTCAGTGAGCGCGGCTGTGTGGATCTTCTGGAGGCGCTCGGCGGTAGTCTGTGCCATGGTCATAGCCTTGTGTGGGCGTATGAGCTGCTGGCACTCGATTACTCAGCGGGCCGTGAGGCCGGTGTTGGGTGTGTGGTGGCCAGTGCTGATTGGCAATCTGCTGGCTCGCCATCCGAAACCATTTCGATCTCGTTCACCACACGGCCCTGATTCTATCGGCGACCCCAGTGATTTACCATAGGGAGCGCTTCGACGGGTGGAGCTTCCTTGCGTCCGTTGGTCATGGCTGGGAACAATTCAGCAAGAACCCATATCCAAGCATCAGCCCGGTTCGGCGACTTCTCGCCCATGTATCCAGTGGTGGAAAACGCCACCAATTCATCCTCAAGGTCTGGAAATTCGCCCACATGGCGCACCTTTCCGTTCTCGTACAGGGCGCTGAATGGCTCGGCACGTACTGCCTTGCCTCTGGCCGCTGTAACTGCCTTGTATGGCGTTCTGGGCCTCGCCGTTTGGATTGTGGCCTTGACCATTGCCCCGCCGTAGTTCTGCTCACCCACGATTACATTGGCCTCATGCCGGTCGAATGCGCTAGTCGCCACCCTGCCCCATGTCGCCGGGCCCGCCTTGACCGTGCAATCCTCCAGCAGGTAGGCATTGCCATCGACCCCAAGCGCGCCCACGCATATGCCGATAGCGTCATTGTCCGCATTGGCCGAGTCATCCGAGCCTGACGGGTCAACACCCACCACCACACGCACGAAGTCGGGCAGCACGCCATCAATCACCCGCCACTTATCAATTACCTCGTCGGTAAATAGGGCGTTTGGCGTGGCGTCGGCAAACTCACCCTTCAGAAACCGCTTCTGTAGCCGTGCACTCAGGCTGCGCAGCGTGTCCAGGTAGCCCGCGCTAATGTTCGCCTCGTTGTCCTGCGGGTTGATCTGGAAGAATGCGTAATCGTCCGGGTAAGGCAGCGCTTTCTTGGTGTCCGGGTCACGCTTCTCAACAAAAAGGCGGTACGTCCAGTGCGCTTTGCTTGGCGGGTTGCAGTCGTAATACATGCGCGGCGTCATGCGCTCGGGCGGCTCACCGTCAAACACCTGGTCAACCTGCTGGGCCAACCGGGTAACAGCAATGTCGCGGGATGACTGCGGGATCTGGCTGGCCTCGTTCAGGTAGATGGTGACGAACTCCATGCCCAGAATCTTCTCGGCCCGTTCCTTGTCATCCAGCCCGGAAAACCAAATCTGCGCGCCGTTCTCGAATTGGGCAAACCAATCCGTTTTGCTCAGGGAGTAGGTGACACCGGGAAACGCCAGCTTCATCACCTTAGGGAACGTATCCATGACCACGGACGCCTTTACGCTGTTGAAGCGAAAGCGCAGCACGGCGTGCCGGGAGTTTGGTGCCTTGATTGCCCTTGCGCACACGTTGCGCATGAGCAGGAAGGTCTTGCCCGAGCGTGAACCACCGAACAGCATCAGGTGCGTGGCGTCTCCGGTCAGTATCTCCTGGGCCTCAAGCTGGCGTTCTGTGAGATTCATAGGCGCTTGTCCTGCTGGCTCAGGACGACCGTGACGCCAGTATTCAGGGCGATCTTCTCCACGTACAGGCCAGCGGCTTTGCCTCGGGCTACCTCGGCAGCGACAGCGGCGGAGTATTTCCCCTCCTTTTCTGCCAAGTCGCTCAATTCCGATAGGCGCGAAAGGTGCCCTTCAAGCGTTACCTGGGAGGCGTCAGCGATGGGTTTACGAAGCTCTGCAACCCTTGCAGAAACCTTGCTATCAGCCATCAGGCGCGATGCGGCTTGCTGGATTGTTTCCGCCTTCATCTTCGATGCGCTGAACGATGCCCGGTAGGCATCCGCCTGCGTCTTTCCGCTTGCGACGCCTTGCGCGAAAGCCTCCTGCTTTGGTGTGAGCTTCATTCCTCATCCGCCCCTCTTGGAGCGCCTTTCTTTCTGGTTTTGGTGTGGTAGCTGCGGTTTTCACCGACATGGAAATGCTGGCAGTGCTGGCAGTGGTACGCCTCAACATGGCATTCCCGGTTGCCTTTGCGCATGCGTTTGGCGACCGTTGCGGCTTTGGTGAAGCTGATAAATCCCACCTTTCCGGTGCAGCCTGCGATGAATTCGAAGGTCACGGCTTCTTCCTCATCGCCCGCAAGTGCTGACCCGCAGACCTGTTGATGAACTCAGCCAAGCGCTTTTGAGCGGCTAATGCCATTTTGGCGGGGGTCATATCACCTCGACCTCTACGGCGTAGCTGCCGCGCTTCTGGGCGTACTGCCAGTCAATCTGTGGGGAACCATCGTCAACGCCAAGCCAGTCGGCTATGCCATCGCGCACGGCCTTGAGCGAGCTGGCCAGGTTGTCGGTGTCCAAAGTACGCGGCCCCACCCTGGTCAGAACCAAGGTGAGAGGCAGGCCAGGTGCAGCGGGGGAA